GTCGAAAGATTGGGACGGTGACGAACTGCCAGACAGCTACTATTGCCAGTGTCAATGGTACATGGCTATTACCGGCTGTGATAAATGGTACATCGCCTGCTTGATTGGCGGCAACCATTTTGTATGGAAAGAAATTCCACGCAACGATGAGTTTATCGAAGATATGAGAGCGCAAGCTATTGTATTTTGGAGTAATCTCGAAAGCAATATCCCGCCGGAGGTCGACGGCAGCGAAAGTACCGCCGCAACCATTGACAAGATGAACAAGGATAAGTTAGCGGTTGACAGTATCGCACTGCCGAGTGCGGCAGAACAATACATAAAGTGTATTGACGGATTGAACGCAACAAAAAAAGTGCTGCTAGAGCAGTTAGCCCAGGCGCAGAATGCGTTAAAGCTCATGCTTAACGGCAGTGAAAGCGGCGTGTTTATGGATAGAAAAATCACTTATAAACAGACTGCCGCAAGAGTAACTCTGGATGATAAGGCACTGAAAAAAGACCTGCCGGATGTATATGCAAAGTATGCTAAGGTTGGCAAGCCTAGTATGAGGTTCACGTTAAAATGAGCCTTACAGAGCAAGAGGAATTAGGGATAACCTTGTTCCATAAACGAAAGAAATTAGGCCTGCTGCAAGGCGATGTTGCTAAAATGGTCGGTTTAGAAAAGCCAACTATCAGCTCATACGAATGTGGCGTAGTTAAAAATATTGCATTGAGTACACGTATAAAATTGGCACAAGCATTGGACTTGTCGCTGGAAGAAATTCTGTATGACAGTGAAAAAGATTGTTTGAAGTTAAGAATATTTAAAGGAGATAAAGAATAATGGCAACAGTAAACGGTATTGCAAAAAGAAATGTAGCGGCAACAACTACCGCTAGCAAAGCACCTTCCGCATTGGGTGTGATGATTGGTTCTCAAAGTGTTCAGCAACGTTTTGAGAAGATGTTAGGCAAGAAGAGTGCGGGCTTTCTCTCTAGCCTGCTGACACTGACCAACAATAATAAATTGCTGGCAACGGCAAACCCGAAAACAATCTTGGCTGCTGCTGCGACGGCTGCAAGCCTGGACCTGCCTATTAACCCGTCCTTGGGTAAAGCGTGGATTATTCCCTATAAAGGAAGCGCGCAATTCCAGATTGGCTATAAAGGCGTAATCGAACTCGCAATGCGCACTGGCAAGATGAAGCACATCATTATGACGCCGGTGTACGAGGGCGAAATCAGAGATTGGAACAGATTCACTGAGGCATATACGCCGGGCGAAAAAGCTTCCGATAATATTGTAGGCTACTTCGCAAGATTTGAAACCATTAACGGCTTCAGCAAGACCGCATACTGGACTAAGGAAGAAGTTATCGCTCATGCCAAACGGTTCAGCAAGGCTTTTAATAGTGGCCCGTGGCAGTCTGATTTCGACGCTATGGCTTGCAAAACCGTTCTTCTCTCTATCATGAAAACCTACGCGCCTATGTCCATTGAGATGCAGGAAGCGTTAGAGAGCGACGGGAAAGCCGCTGTGCTTAACGAAGAAACCGGCGAGGCTGAATACATCGACGTTGACGCAGAGAACGCTACAGAGCAAGCGCAGGAGCTTGCAGAGGGTGGCAAGGTTGATACTGCAACCGGTGAAATCTTCACGGCAGAAGAAATTGAAGCAAGCATGAAATAACTAAAATCATCGTGGGGACAAAATGTCCCGAAAAGCGGGGACAAAATGTCCCCCAACTTTGGGACAAAATGTCCCCTAAAAATTTGAAAGGGGTGGGACAAAATGTTGAATGTAAAAGCGACGCCGTGCGAAAAAAGTAAAGCAATAGTTCTTGTAGGTGAAGGACACTTTGGCTTCAGCAACAAATTTGCGGACGATTTAGAAGAAGCAAAGCCAGATGCTTTCGACTTATTCTTTGAGCTTGTTAAGGGAGCCGTTGGACTTCATCTTCTTTCTATGTATTCGCATAGAAAAAGCAATCCGAAACGCTGGTATAGATTTTTGAAGTTCTGCAAGAAGGACGGAAGAATCAAAGTATACCGGAAGAACAATAAAATGGTGTACGAAGTACCGACATACTTTGAGGAGTAAAACATGGCTGGCAGGTATTATTGGTTAAAGCTCAACGAAAACTTCTTTGAAAGTGATGTTGTTGAGTGGCTAGAGGACCAGGAAAACGGCGAAAAATACGTACTCTTGTACCTTAAACTGTGCTTGAAATCGCTGAAAACTGACGGCGTACTTGTACGGCAGGTCGGAAAAATGACTATTCAGCATACTGCTGAATCAATCGCTAAACAGACGCAATTTGATATTGAAATCGTCGAAAGTGCGCTTGCTTTATTTGAACAAATTGGCCTTATTGAGAAGAACGATAAAGGCGAAAGCTACTTGCCGGAGGTTGCTAACATGACCGGTAGTGGCAGTGCGTCAGAATCAGCGACGAAGAAAAAGACACAACGGCAAAATAAAAAAGGACAAAATGTCCCGAAAAGTGGGGACAAAATGTCCCCTAACTTTGGGACAAAATGTCCCCACGAAAAGGGGACAAAATGTCAGACAGAGATTAGAGATAAGAGTATAGAGTATAGAGATAAAGAAAAGGATGATTATCATCATCCTAAAAGAAAAGACGATGACGAGGAAAAAACGCATACTGAAATTTTTGCCTTGTGGGAGAAAAACATGATGCCGCTTACTCCAATCGTCGGAGAAAAACTGCAAGCCTTGTTAGGTGAGGTTGGCGAAGCTGCCGTAGAGCAAGGAATACTAGCGGCGGTAGAGCACGGCGCTAGAAACTTTGCGTATGTGCAGACCGTAGCAAGAAACTACGTCAGCGGCAACAGCAAGAAGCAAGGCAAGGAATATACAGGCATGGACCTAGTGAACGAATTGTACGGAGGCGAAGAAGATGCTGCAACCGCAGAGAATAGCCCAAACGATTGTCAAACTGCAACAGGCAGGAAAACGGATGCCGCAGGATATACGGCCCGGCTTTGACCGCCTGGAGGAAGCGAAACGAATCTTGTCGGAAACGGTAAACCTTTGGGCAGGAATTTTTAATCAGCAAAATATAGGCCTTGACCGGTGGGAGAAAGCAGAGCAGATAGCGCTTACCTTGACCGCTGCGAACGGCCTTAACGTGAATATAATCAGCCCGGCGCTGATGCAGGCTGCTTTGAAGCAAGCGGAAGAAGCGCATGTGCAGGAGAATATCAACCGTTGCAACATGGAGAAGCTGGCCGACGGTAAGCCGCTAGCTGATAGGCTGAATGGTATGCTGCTCAAATGGACGGCGGCAAAATTGAAAGAACACCGGCTCATTATGCCGTATATGCCGCAGGATAAAGCAGTGTTTGAATACGGCCGGCAGATTGGCTTGAACGATAACGCTATTGACAATCAATTCCGTATCCTGCAATGCTACATGAACGACTTTACGTACAGTCGCAAGCATAATGAGCCTTGTAAAAGTAAGCTGCTGAAATGTGGCGATGCGCTTACTTTGGAGGTGCTAGCGTGAATAATTGGACGGCATGGGTTGGCGTGAAATTTGGCACGCTGACGGTTGAGAAGTATTTAGGCTACCAGGATAGGGGTTCAGCTTACTTCTTGGTGCGTTGCGATTGTGGCAAAACAAAAAAAGTGACCATCTGGGAGTTTAAGAAAGGCAAGGAAAAATCTTGTGGCCTGTTGAGATGTAAAGCAAAGGTAAAGGGACTGACTGGTGCACCGAAGCCGCCGGAAACCATTACGCAGCAGGATGAAACTGCCAGCGCACTAGAAACACGCTTAAAGCCTAAATACTATTGCAGGGCAGTCACGCCGGACTGCGTGATAAGCACTCTGCTGCACATCTGCTGTTGTGAGTGTGACAGGCCGTGCAAGCGGTGTGAGAATACGCCGCAGAAGTGCGGAGCGAGGGAGAGGCAGAAATGAACTTTGTAGATTTTTTCGCAGGAATAGGCGGTATACGCTTAGGCTTAGAGCAAGCCGGGCATAAATGCGTCGGCTTCTGCGAGTTTGATAAGTACGCACGAACGGCGTATAAAGCTATGTACGATACGGAAGGAGAGTGGGAAAGCCGCGATGTACGAACAGTTAGAACTTATGACATACCCGACGCAGACCTCTGGTGCTTCGGCTTCCCATGCCAGGACATCAGCGTCGCAGGCAAGCAAAAAGGCCTGCAAGAAGGTGAGCGAAGCGGATTGTTTTACGAAATTATGCGACTGCTTGCCGGCCGTAGGCAAGAAGATAGACCCCGATGGCTACTCGTTGAAAATGTTAAAAATTTACTTAGCATTGGAAACGGATTTGACTTCGCGCGGCTGCTGCTTGAAGTGGGGGGGTACGGGTACTCTCTCCAATGGGACACTCTCAACAGCAAAGACTACGGTGTTCCCCAAAACAGGGAGCGCGTGTTCATTGTCTGCTATCTTGGAAACATCAGTGGACGAGAAGTATTTCCTCTCAGACGAACAGACGGCGAGAATCCTTGCGAACTCAAGGAGATAACACAAGGAGTTGCTGATGCCCAAAGAATCTATGAAAGCGACGGATTAGCAAGAACGCTAAAAGGTGAAAGCGGCGGGCAAGGTGGGAAAACAGGCTTGTACGCTGTGAAAGTGCTAAAGCCTTATGGTTCGACAGGCGGTGTGTGTGGCTTGAAAATTACCGAAAACGAAACAGGTATAGCATCACCGTGCGTTGCACGTGATTATAAAGGCATTAGCAGAAACAAGGGCAATGCTGTTATCTGCATGAGTATCAGAGGACAGAAACTGCAAAAGCAGATTGATGTAGCTCCGACCATTGACACTGGTTGCAGAGACAATTTAACACGTAAGCAGACCTGCTGCGCAGTGCTAACGCCAGACCGAGAAGAGAAACGGCAGAACGGCAGACGAATAAAAGAGCCTGGCGAGCCTAGTTTTACTTTAACGGCGCAGGACAGACACGGCGTAGCGCTGCTTGACGAAAATATACGTATCCGCCGATTAACTCCACGTGAGTGCTGGAGATTGCAAGGTTTTCCCGATGAATACTTTGACAAAGCGAAAGCAGCAGGTATAAGCGACACGCAGTTATATAAGCAAGCAGGAAACGGCGTGACTGTTAATGTGGCACGTGCTATCGGTGAAAGATTGAAGGAGGTTGAAGAACATGATGAATAAAGAAGAAGTTCGCCAATATTGGCGACACCAGAAACGAATGGCGACCTTAAAAGTTTTTTGTTTATCGCTTATAGGCACAGCGATATTGATTGTGGGGTGCGGTGAAACGGCAGAAGAAATTGAAGCTAACAATGCCAAAAGCAGAGCCGCCGTTGAAGCTGCCAGCGCGAATAATAATATCAAAAGCACCGGTAGTGTTATTGCTAAAAAAGTAGGTGGTAGCGCAACTATCATCTTGCCAGACAATCAGAAGTTGCAACTTGTTACATGGAAAAATGACAATATGTGGGTGCTTTATCGTCCTATGAGAGCTGATGAACAGGCGGAAACTTACACTTATCAAGAAGATAGCAAGTTTGGACTTATAGAAGCAAAGATTACCATCCGTGAAGTAAAAAGATAAACAAGGAGGACGAACAATGGAACAACAAGAAAAACTGATTAAGGCTGTTAACGCAGAACTTGAATACTGGCTGCTTAGCGGTGATGTTGATTATCTGCGCAAGGCGATGGCTGTTATCCGTGCGGAAATCGAAAAGGAGGAAGAGTAAATGACATTAAAGCGTCAGGAATGGTGGCCTAGCCGTCAGAAATGGTGGGATAGCCTGCCGGAAACGCAAAAATATTTGCGTAGAGAAATTTCGCGTTTGAAGTACGTAAGAAGTGAAGAAAAACTTCGTGCGAGTACCGCGTGGAGCGTTGTAGTTAAAATAACTGCTCTTAGACGTATCAATTATTACACGGCTCATATCCGTGCTATCAAGCGCGAGCTTGACCATAGAACAAAGATGGTATACACAGGGTACTATGAAGAAGCATTGCCGATTTACCGGTGTGAAAAGTGCGGCAGCGTAATTAAAGATATTGGCCAGTGGTGCTGCCCTTGGTGCGGCAGAAAGATTAAGGGGTGGGAATAATGGCTAAAAATTTAATTCCGCAAATCGCCCAAATGCTTGGCGTGGAAATAGGGGAAGAATTTAAGGTCAAAGGTGATGATGAAACGACCTATATTTTCACCGACGACGGATTGAAATTAACCTATGATGGCGGTATTGGAATAGTCGAAATATCTTCTGACGTAGCCTTTGTTGACTTAGTGAATGGCAAGGATGAAATCGTTAAATTACCTTGGAAACCGAAATTTGGTGATAGGTATTTTGGGGTCTTTGAATTTAACGGAAAGTTGCAAATATGCAGATATGACATATGGAGGGAAACTATTGCGGAGGAAGCTCAATACAGATGTGGCTGGGTATATCGCACTCGTGAAGAAGCAGAAGCTGCTCTGCCTGCTGTAGCTAAAGAGCTAGGCATGGAGTACATTCTGTAAGAGAAAACTGCAACATGTTGCAAAAATCTCTTGTACGAGCTGTTGCAAAAAACGCAACAGCTCCATTGAAAAAGTTGTAGGTTGGGGACAAAAAGTCCCTTGAAAAAGTTGAGGTGAAAATTATGAAAAGAACTATTGGCAATAAGCTAAACGACTACAAACATTTGAAACCGCCCGGAAGTGAATTCTTGCCACGCTTAGTAATGATTAGACGTGCCGTAAATGTTGTTTTTAGAAGAGATAGATATGCGTGGCTCAGTTTAAAAAAATTGTTTGTGCAAAGAATGAAAGCAAAGCACCCGGAAGCCGTCAAAAAATGGCCGAAAAATCGTAGACAGTAAGGAGGCACAAAAATATGAATAAAGGGTTAAGCGAATTTATGTATAGCCAGCTTGACGAATTGGAGGAACTGTTCAAGAAAAAGCATGAGCAGTATTCCTCCGGCGCAGATGAGCTTGCTAATTTCCGCTGCGGCGCGCTTCTGAACGGACGTAGCGACGATGCAGAGGGAATGTTTGAGGAGCTGAAAGCGTATATGGCAAAGCATATCGCCTTTGTTTATACTCACGATATTCACGGCGATAAAATCGCTGAAAGTTTGAAGGACATTGCCGTATACAGTCTGATTGGCTTATATATGGCGGAGCTGGCAAAGGAAGAGGACGAAGAAACATATAGTCTGGGGCCTTGCCTTGATAGTGCTTTAATCGCAGCTGCAAACAAAAGCATTAAAGCTTTTCGCAATTTACAAAATGAGCTTAATTCTGGCAATTCAGTACAGAAAAGCAATGAGGATGCAGAAAAATGAAATTAACATTTACGATTCCAGGCGAACCGACGGCGCAGGGACGGCCTCGCTTTTCTACTCATGGCGGATTTGTAAAAGCATACGACCCGGAGAAAAGCCGTAACTATAAAGCCTACGTCAAACTGTTAGCTAGTGAAGCAATGCAGAATATAGGGCTGACGCTTACGGAATTGCCCCTGGGCGTTGAGATAATAGCTGACGTGGGTATTCCTGCCAGCAAGTCAAAAAAATTCAAGGAGCAGGCTTTAAACGGCTTACAGTTACCGATAAAAAAACCCGATGTTGATAACGTCGCAAAGATTATTCTTGATTCTATATCTGGTATTGTCTATAAGGATGATAAACAGATTGTTAAACTTACAGTTTATAAAAAATATAGTGATATTCCGAAGATTGAGGTGAAAATTTATAATGTTGAATAATTGTTTGATACTTGGCTGGGTAAAATTTGAACCGGATGCAAAAGTTATGAAGAACGGCAAAGAGGTATGCACCCTGGAAATACAGTGTGCTCGCCAATATCGAGATAAAGATAATAAGCGCGTTTACGATTACATTTCTTGCCGCTGCTTTGTGCCTGGACTGATTAAATATATCAGCAATTTTGTTACAAAAGGCTCGCAAGTTATTGTGGGCGGCCGCTTCCAGACTGATTTATATGTGGACAGAAACGGCAAAAACTCTAAGGCAAGCTACTTGCTGATGGAGCATTTGGAATGTGTCAGAATTGCGGAAAATACAGCGCCGTATCCTCCGAAAGAGGAACGGAAAGACCCGCTTGATGATGTGGACTGGTAAAGAAAATGGACTACGCAGAAGCCGCAGATTATGCAGAAAGCTTACTCTTTGCAAAAAACGCGATTGGTAAAGCGGTTGTTTCCGCCAGGATGCAGCAGAGGGCGGAACGCTTGGAATTTGATATGAGGACCGGCGGCGATTCTACGGCACGCCTTGCGATTCAAGCAGTAACGCCGCTTGCCGCCGTCCGCTGCATTTATCTTGGGCAGGCGTTTTTGGTTTATCAACCAGAAAAATGGCTGGACGTCATTGAGCGTTCGCTTCTTCTGTTTCGGCAGCGCTTTGGGGACAAGTCTTATAAAGCGATTCAGCACCGATATGTATACCATTGGACGGTCCGCAAAATTTCTGTAATTGATGAGATTAGCCCGCAGGTTTACGCGCTTCGCCGCCGCTCATTCATTGACGGCCTACTCATGCTGGCGATTCAAGAAGGATTGATTCGGATTGATATAAACGCGAACAGTTTTCAAAAGGCCAGGGCGGAACAGAAGAAAGAAGGCTAAAGGCAGGCGCTGCCGCTTCCAAACATTAAGAAAATGCTTGCTATTGGTTGGGCGTTACGCTATAATAGCCTTGTCGATAAGTGTAAGCGCCTTTCAAGTATTGCGCTTGTCGGTTTAGCTCTAAAGGCGTAAAGCTGGCACGGATTGAAATATTGTTGATTTTCTTTATGAAATCGCACCAAAAAGAAAAGCCCGGCGTTGCCGGGCTTTTTGTTTTTCGCTTCCCTAAAGTATGCGCCACACGCGCAGAAAAGGGCCGCCACGCGTTCCAATCATGGCAGCCATAGGATTATACCTGCAAAACTTTTCAGTTCCCAAAATATATAGCCTGCTCGCGTTTGCAGGATACAGAAAAGCCCCGGGGCGTTTGCCTCGGGGCTTGTTTTTTATAAGCGTGCATCTATCTTGTCCAGTATTGCAAGGCAAGCATACCAGGAATTGCTTGCCTGGGTATGCAGTGCGGCCTTTTCACTTTTGCGCGGGTAGCGCTTCCAGTACGGGGCATAGTATTCGCTTGCTTCTATGTTTGAACAAGCGCAACCATAGAAGCATCTTGCTCGCTCGGCCATTACGCGCAACTTTTTTAATTGCTGTATTCGCATATTTCTTCCTCCTTTCGTAATAGCCCGGCTTTCGCCGGGCGGGTGATTCGGGGTTACAGTTCGACAACTTCCAGATATGCGCGGCGGCGGTCGCTGTCGATGATGTAGGGGCGGCAGCCGTTGCCGTCGTACTGATTGATTACGTCGCCTTGTTTAAAGCCGTCATAATCAATCACCGGACAACCTGCGTCATCAGCGTAAACGCTAGCGCCTTCCGGCAGCATCAAGTAAACGCGGTCGCTCGCTTCGCTGTAAGCGGCGGGGGCCAGGGTGTAGCTTTCGTTGTAGCCGCACTTCTGGTAGTCACGCCAGCCAGGGAGAAGAACGCGGGGCGCTTCCTCGTCATAACCAACGGTTTCGTATTGGTCGGATTCGGCCAGGTACACCATGACGGGGTAAAGCTTAACGGTTTCGCCTTTGATAAGCTCGCCGCTTTCCGTGCAGGCGGTCGCTTCCCAATATTCGCCGTTCCAGTCGCTTTCAAAAGCGGCGTAGCGCTGGCCGTCCTCGTCGGCTACAACAAATTCGGCGTGATATACATTATTTCTGATTTCCTTTAACATGATTTGATTCCTCATAAAAAATCGCTTCTGCCTTTTAATATTCTACACCGGCGGCGGCTTTCCTGCCGGTGTAGTGGGTTGAATAGTTTAAGTTGCTGATTCAGCGGTCTAAACAAAAATTGCTTACGCTGGTTCCGCACACTTCCGCTTTATATATGCGGCCGGGGTTGCCAGCGAAGAACCAGCAAACAAAGAACACTTTCGGTCCGTAAATTGCAACGCTGCAATTATTCGCAAGGTCAATAATAAGATTATGACTATTACGACACACGCCGTCAAGCTGATAAAATTTCTTTCGCTTCACTTTAAAGCCTCCTTGATTCCGTAATTTAAATGAGCCACGGCGCGCGGTCGTAAATGTCTAAATGGTTAAAAATCCATAACTTAACATCTACTAGCAGCAATTCAAGCGCCTTTATAGTGGGGTCGCTTCCGGTGGTGTCACCGTCGCATTGATAGATATACGATTCAAGCAGCTTTGCCCAGGCGAACCAATCGGCGCCGGGTTCGTAATGCTGATTGACGATTTTCGGCGTTTTCAGCAGGTTTCGGGGTTCGGTGATTTCATCCAGCCGGACCGCTTCCGCCGGTTCGCCGTATCTGCCAACGTATGCGCGGGCGTTGATGCCGGCTAAAAGGGTAAACACGTTCGCTTCCTCGTATGGATACAGACTGTAGTTCGGAACGCCTTTGCAGCCTTTAAACGCTGCGTTTAAAGCGTCGCGCGTGTTGTCCTTTAAAAAAACATAATTGACGGCGGGAACGTTGTTCAGCAGCTTTGTAACGCCAACGGCAACGGCGTAAACATGATTCGCTGATAATTTAAAAACTGACATTTTTATTTCCTCCTTTATTTCGCTTTTAAAATTTTCAAGGTTCAGTTTTTGGCCTGCCTCATCAGTACCGGGGCGGCCGGTCCCCGGTATACGCCGCGCGGGGCGGCGTTTCGGCTATTGTAATAAAGGCGTTTCCGGGCGGTATTTCAAAAACTCGCTGCCGTGCAGGTCGCGGATTTGGTCCATGCTCAACGTGCGGCGGACCTTCTTCACCCACTCCCCGGCGTGCCAATACCATAATTTTTTCTTGCTGGCCCATCTGCAGCCCGCTTCCTTCAAAACGTCCTTGGCGGCTTTCGTTTCGCCGCCAATCCATAACCAATTACCGCATATCTCGATTTCAAGGCCTTTCAAGCCCATGAGCACGGCCAGAATTTCGGCGAATTCCGCTTGTTCGGCCAGGATTTCGGCGGCTGTTTTATAAGTGCCGTCGGCTTTCTTGTTGCGCTGCCACTCCTGGCGGCTTTCGCTTTCGGCAAGTTCGGCGGCGCGCTTGTCGTGCGCTGCGCTCATTGCCTTAAATTCGGCGGCCGTGCCTCCCTTGTCGGGGTGGCAGCTCATGCAGGCTTTTTTAAACGCCTTTTTCAGTTCCTCGATTGTTTCGCAAGCGGCAAAAATCTTTTTCCAGTCCATTTTCTTTTCCTCCTTTTTAGGTTCCGGGTTGTATTTGGCTTTCAATTCGGCGAATTTCTCGCGGCTGACTTTGGCAACTAATTTTACAAAACGACGGCTGCTGTCCCATGTATCATAGATAACGCCGTTAACAACGGCTACGGCGTGCTTTGCTACAAAAACAACGTAGCTGGCGCCGGTGTCGCAATGCTTTGTAAAGCTGTTGACTGTTTCGCGGCTGGCGGCTTTAACTTCAATTCCCAGGTCAGCCAGGGCGGCGGTGATGTTCTTCACGGTGTTCCATGCAGCGCCGCTTTCAAATACCTTTGTTTCCAGCAGCTTTTTAGCCTGCTGGTAGGTTAACGGGGTGGCTGTGCAGATTGCGCGAATTGAGCAATCACCAATGTTTTTATTTTCGGGGTTAGCGTTATACTTTTCAAAAGTCATTTTCTTATTCTCTCCTTTCGGCTGTTGGCTAGGGCTTCGGACCTTCTGCCTGGCAGCTTTACGGCCCCAGCGGGGCCGCCGTCAGCTTTAAAAAATCAGATATACGATGTTGGTTGCGTATTGATAGACTTCCTGCTGTGCCTCGCTTAATGCCGGGTAGCGGTTCATGAGCTTAGCAACTTTCATAAGTTGTTTGATACGCAGATTTTTAATTTTCATTTTTTCGTCCTCCTTAATATTTGTAAACGGTTGCTTCACCGGTAACATCAAAAAAAACATTGTAGAAATGGCCTTTGATTACCGTGTAGAGTGCTTCGACGTGCCCCGGGAATTCGTCAAAGTCGCGGGTGTTCAAAATTTTAATGTCTTTTAAACTCGGCTGAAAGCCGTATTCGCGGAAAAGCGCCAGCTGAACCATTTTAGCGTTTTGAGTTTGTTCCATGCGTTTAGTCATTTTTTGTTCCTCCTTGAATGGTAACTCTGTTTGAGTACCGTTCTTCATTTGTTGGGTCTATTATAACTCGTGTTGAGTATCTTGTCAATACTCAATTTGAGATTTTTTTATATTTTTTTGAGTTGTCAAAAACTCGGAACGGGTATATAATGTAGATAGTAAGATAACTAGGGAGGTATAGCAACATGATTACACCGACAATCAAGGCCGCGGCCCAGCTGGCAGGATTGAGCCGCGCGGATTTGGCCCAGGCGTGCGGATTGGCACGGCCGCAGGCGATAAGCAACAAATATAACCGGGATTCGTTCACGGCGCAGGATTTAACTAGGATAGCGCAGGCCTGCGGCGTTCGCCTGGCGTTTGTAGATGATACGGGGCGCGCCGTTCTGACGTTCCCCGCGCCGCCAGCAGATAGCGACGGCAGCCCCGCAGATGATACGCAGGGCTGCCGCCAGCAGATAGCGACGGCAGCCCCGCAGATGATACGCAGGGCTAAAACAACATTATAAGAGTAGCAACGGCCGCACGCTGGCAGATGTTCAGCGGCGGCCGTTCTTTTTGTTTAGCAACATTTATAATAGATTGACAGCGTTCACAAAAATATAATAATGTGTCATTGACTTAATAGCATTTTTTAGGGTATATAATTCAAAACAAGATAATTAATATAATTTTATTGATGATTGACAGTTTTTATTTGTCAATCTTTTTTTATTGTTGGATTCTTGCAAATAAAGATTATTGATTGTATTTATATTATTGATGTTTACAAAATCTGTTGTGATTGATATTAATAATATATTATATAGGGGTTGTAACAAAAGCGTGATGTGATGTTTAAGATTAAAAGTTTATTAAGTAACACAAATACACCAACAAGAGGCAGACCTCCGGCAATAGTCACCCAGCCGCAGACGCTGGAAGAATGTGCGGCGCTGCTAAAGCAGCAGGGCGCGGCTGTAGCCGTCCTGGCTGTGCAGGACCTGCAGGCCTATTGGCTCAAGATAATGTCAGACAACAAGGCCAGCAACAAGGATAAGCTAGCCGCGTCAAAGCTATATGCTGATAGTATAGGCGCGTTTGACAAGCAGACGCACGCTAACAAGGGCCCGGCTGTGTATCATTGGGGCGCGGCAGATGATGCAGTGATAGTAAACGATTGTTCAGAAGATGCTACCAAAACATAAACATAGATAGAGCTTTTAACATAATCTTTATTATCGGACGTAAAATATTATCCTGCTGCTGCGGCTGTGCTGATGATTCCAAATGTTGACGGCGTGGCTGATGATGTTAGCGGCAGGCGTTCGCCTGGTGATGTGCTGCGGCCGTTCCTGCCTGGCTGATGCGGCAGGCCTACCACGTTTTTGTTTTTGGCTGGGCGTTGGTTCTGATTGGTTGTTTGGCGGCGCTGGCGTTGGTGATTTCCTTGGGTTTTCGCAAAAATTGATTTTGGTTCTTGCCTTTCCCGCTGACATTGAGTGGGGGTGGGGCCCAAAAATTTCGCAGCCGCCGGGGGAGGTAAATACCAAAAATTACCAAAACGATTTTTTCAAGGGGGGGTAAACATGGAAAACGTAATACAGATACCATATACTCCACGACCTGCATGGGCGAAGGTGCTGCATAAGGAATTAAGCAGACACCGCTTTGCAGTAATCGTAGCACACCGCCGCTTTGGTAAGACCATCGGAATGGTGAATCACCTTATAAGGGATGCTTTGCAGAGTGACTTAATCAGCCCGCAGTATGCTTTGGTAGGTCCGTTCAGTGCACAGATGGAAATTATTGCATGGGGACCATTGAAGTATTACACAAGCGTCATAGAGGGCATCAAGGTGAATGAAACTAAAAAGTATGTTGAATTCCCCAGTAAAGTACCTGGAGCGCAGGGAGCGAGAATATATATCGTTGGTGCGAATAACCCCGACGCATTACGTGGTACATATTGGGACGGCGTAATACTTGACGAGTATTCGGATATGAAGCCGGAGATGTGGACGCAGATAATCCGACCTGCAATAGAGAACGGCGACAGAAAAGGCTATTGCTATTTCATCGGTACACCCAAGGGGCAGAACAACTTCTATGAGATGTACAAGAAGGCCAAGACGAATAAGCGTTACTTTGCGTATTTGTCGAACGTGTACGATAGCGGCATCTTAGACGCAAAGAGCATAGAAGAACTGAAAGAGGATATGCCGGAGGTAGAATTCAGACAAGAGTATTTGTGTGACTTTAGCGTATCGGCAATCAACGAGCTTTTCAGCCTGGAGGAACTAGATAAGGCTTTCAGTAGAGAGCTGACAGAAAAGGATGTTCCCTATGATATGCCGCTGGTGCAAGGCGCTGATATAGCGCGCTTTGGCGATGACAGAACGTGCATATGGCGGCGTAAGGGTTTAATGGCATATGCTAAGCCGAGAATCTATAAGAAGCTGAACACGATGCAGACGGCAGATTATATTGCTTTGGCAATGGATGAAAATAAGGCAGATATGACCTTTATAGACGTTGGCAACATGGGTGCTGGCGTAGTCGACAGATTACGGCAGATGGGGTACACGGCTTTGAGAGAGATACCATTTCAAGGTGCGGCGATAGAGAATAAGCGCTATGAGAATATCAGAGCAGAGATGTACTTCAAACTGAAAGACTGGATAGAAGATGGCGGAGCTTTGCCGGATGAACCTGGACTAAGAGAGGAGCTTGCTGTCATTCACTACAAGTACTCTAAGAATGGGCGTTTAATACTAACGCCTAAAGAGGAGATAAAAGAAAAGCTAGGACGTTCACCGGACCTTGCAGACGGCCTGGCACTAACATTTGCAAGGAAGGTTCCGTTAAGGCAGTTAGGGTTTGACGATAGAAAGCCTAAAGTGCTGATGTGCAATACAGAATATTCGATTATGGGGGCGATTTAAAAATGGGTGGCATTGCAAAATTATTCGGTGGCGGCAACATGCCGACTATTGAAAAGGTGGACCCGGCACCGACTACCGTTGCGACAAGCAGCGAAGTTGCGGCCGGCAGCGACAGTAACAAGAAGAAACGCAGAGGCTTTTCATCTACGCAGACAAGCACTATTGCTAGTGGCGGCGAGGGCGGCCGTAATACTTTAGGCTAAGAGGTAACAGCTTATGAACTTTCAAACGATAGCGGCGAGCAAGCCACAGGGAACACTTCCTAGTGACGGGGTGCCGCTGAAAAAGAACTTGCCAGACCGCCAACGTTTGTTGCGTAAGCTTAAAAGCATGTACGAGGATAGGCGAGATTGGGTAGACAGATGGAAAGAGATAAGAGATTATCAGCTCCCATTTGTCGGAGAGTTTGACGATACGGCAGACAAGACCAATCCCGCACGCAGACGTGACTTAAAGATTGTGCACGGGGTAGCTTGGAGAGCGGCACAGGTATTCGCTGCTGGCGTTATGAGCGGACTTACACCGCCGAGCCGCCAGTGGTTCAGATTTGCATATAGACGGCCGGAACTGAATACGAATGTTGAGGCTATGAAGGTGCTTGACACAAGACAAGAGATTGTATCAAGCGTGCTTGCAAAGAGCAACTTCTATAACAGCATCCATACTGTATATCTGGAATTGCCTTTTGGACAGTGCCCGATGGCTATATTCTACGACGCAGAAAACGGCGTGAGGTTTCAGACAATGACAATCGGTACTTATGCACTTGAAGCAGACGGCTTCGGCAAGGTAACTACTTTTGCAAGAAAGTACGATATGACTTTGCAGCAGCTAGCAGACTGCTTCGGCGTAGACGCTTTGCCCGACAATCTGAAAGGACTGTTAGACAATCAGACCAATCTTACTAAGAAGTATAAAGTCTGCTGGATGGTAGAGCCTAACAGTGATAAGCTGCCTGGCTACATGGACAGACTGAATATGCCGTATAGAAGCGTGTACTGGTTGGAAAAGTCAGAGAGTGACGAATACTTGTATGTTGGCGGCTTTGAAGAAGAAGCAGTACCGGTAGCGCGTTATCTTGTCAGCGGCAATGAGGCATACGCAAGAGGTCCTGCGTGGTTTGCAGAAGGCGACAGTAAAATGCTGCAACTGCTGAAAAAAGATTATCTCACAGCAATAGAGTTAAAGATAAAGCCGCCGATGCAAGGCAGTCCAAGCCTTATGAATAACGGCGGTATTAACTTGATGCCTGGCGGTCTAACAGCCGTAGATGACCAGACGCAAGATATGGTTAAGCCTTTGTTCGCGGTTGACCTTGACTTGAAGGACGCGCAGGAAGAAATTATTCGCGTTGAGGATGCTATAAAGAGAGCATACAGTGCTGATTTGTTCTTGATGTTAGATAACCTTGATAATAGCCGCATGACTGCTAGAGAGGTTATGGAGAGAACGCAGGAAAAACTGCAACAGCTAGGCCCGGTGGTTGAGCGATTGCAGGATGAATTCTTAACACTGATTCTTCAACGTGTATATAACATCATCGACAGAAGCGGTGGATTCCCACCGGTACCGGAAGAACTACAAGACATTTTGAGTGAAGAGGATGTAGAAGTGGACTATATTTCACCTTTGGCGCAGGCGCAGAAGATGAGCGGACTTGTGAATATCGAACAGGCGATAGCACAAACCGGACAGATGGCGCAAGTATGGCCAGAAGTTACGAAGAAGATTAACCCGTTGGGTGCTATTACAAAATACTTTGAAATGCTTGGCGTGCCTGCGATGGCATTGCGCAGTGATGAAGAAGTACAAGAAATGCTCAAACAAGAGCAGCAGGAAATGCAACGGCAGCAGGAAATGCAGGAAGGCTTGGCAATGGCACAGGCTGCGGCTCCTGCGGCAGAGGCGGCCAAAAATCTTACTGCGGCGGCGAATGATTCCAATCCGGCTATTACAAGCTGGCTAGGCGTGCCGGGAGGTTGGGAATAATGAGCGAGCAGTTTAAATATAAATCCAATACCGGCGAGGATAGAAAGCAAGCACTGCTGACAGAGTACATGGTAAGAGAGCAGGCAAGAAGGGATAAAGAGGCCCTACTTGACCTGCTGGGGAGTGAAAGCGGACGCTGGTTCTTGATGCGTATGCTTGATGTGACCAAAGTAAACTCTATGTGCTTTACCGGCAACAGCAAGACTTTCTATAACGAAGGCCGCCGCGACGTAGGCTTAGGCATTATCAAAAGCATTTTAGCACTTGGGCTGCAAGGCATAGAGCTTAAACAGCAGGCTGAAATGGAGTATGCAGAATTCCAACTAAAGCTACAAGAGCTGGCAGTGGAATATGTAGATAACAACAAGGAGGAATAACTAATGGGTGAGAACGGCGAAAACACAGTTGTGAACGGCGAAGGCGCACAGCAGCAACCCGATACCACAGTGCAACAGCAGCAAACAGACCCGACTACTAATGCAACTAATAATACAAGTGCTTCCGGCACTATTGCAGGGAACGGAAGTAATGGGCAAGGCACACAACAGCAGCCCGGCACAGTGAATTATGACTTTGCAGGAGTAGAAATGCCGGAAGGCTATGAGCTTAGTGCTGATGAGCAAGGACGCTTTGTAGATGTCATTAAAGGCATGAACCTTAGCAATGACCAGGCAAGAGCACTTGCAAAGTACGGCACAGAGTATGCAAGCCGTGTAGTGCAAGGCGTAGAACAGCTCCGTGCGCAAGAAATTGCTAAATGGGGTGACGAAGCTAAAACGGCACTGGGCGCAGACTTGGGCAAAGTACAGGGCCTTTGCGATACTGCCTGCCGTAAATTGGAGGCAATGTATCCGGGCTTGAACGTGCGTGAAGCGTTAGAAATTACTGGCGCAGGAAATCAAATTGCTATCGTGAGAGCATTTGCGAAACTTGGTGAATTGCTTGGTGAGGACCCTGGCTTGGCTGCACAAAACGGCGCACAAGGCTTGAACGCTGCACAAGGTATTGCAGCAAACATGTACCCGAAAACCGACTGGAGCAGGTACAAATAATTTATTAACTTTTAATTGAAAAACAGGAAGGATGATGAAACTATGGCTACTATTGGTTACTCCCAAACTATGAGTGACTTACGAAAGTATTTAACTCCGCAAGGCGCTATTGACCGCGTTATGGAAGTGCTTAACGAATCCAATCCTATTATGGAAGATATTCGGTGGATGGAAGGCGATTTGCCGATTGGTACTAAAACTACTATTCGTGCCAGCCTGCCTTCTCCGTCTATCCGTCGTATTAACCGCGGTACTTCTCCGACTAAAGGCACTGTAAAGCAGCGCATTGATGTATGCATGCACTTGGAGGACCGTTCCTGCGTGGACGTTGAATTGCTTTCCGGCAAACCAAATCCGCAGGCTTTCCGTATGGCAGAGGACGATGCACATGTAGAAGGCATGGGCCAATACGTCGCACGTCAATTCTTGTACGGCAACTTGGACGAAGACCCGGACACTTTCAATGGCATTGCGGTACGCTACAATACTTTGACCGACGGCGGCAAAGGTACTCCAGGCCACCAGGTGATTTCCGCGGGTACTCCTGGTACTAACACTAATGCTTCTATCTACTTCGTAGATTGGGGCGACCGCCGTGTAATGGGTGTATATCCTAAAGGCACCCAGGCAGGCTTGAAAACTGAGGACTTGGGCGAAAGTGATGTATACGACGAGCACAACAAGCCGTTCCGTGCATTGCAGACCTTGTACTCTTGGAAGTGCGGCCTTGCCGTTCAGAATGTGCGCTCCATTGTGCGCGTGTGCAATATTGATGTCCAAAAGCTTAACTCTTTGACTGACAGTGCACAACGCGAACTGATGAATAAATTCATCTTCGCAAAGAACCGTCTGCAAGACCCGAAAGCGCCGGTTGCGTATGTATCTGACGGCGTATACTCTTGGCTGGAGTGCTATCTGAACAACAAGAACAATGTTCATGTTACCCGCCAGGACTTTATGGACGCGCCGCCTAAACTGTACCTTGCAGGTATTCAGATTAAGAAACTTGACTGCCAAAGCGAAACCGAAGCGGCAGTACAATAACCGGAAGGAGTGAATAACAATGATTTTTGACCAGCAAAATATGTACATGGACAATTCCTTGACCAGCAATGTAATTGCGAACGTTGGCGGCGGTGATGCGGCCGACCCGTTGTTTCTTGTTATCACTGCGCCGACCGCCTTAGCTACTAGCGGCACTATCACTGCGGCGCTGGAAACTTCCGACAGCGAAAGCTTCGGCACTAAAACCGTTGTTGCGACTTATACCCTTGCTGCCAGCAAGAAGGGTGTCTTGGTTGCGGCAAAACTGCCGTATGGCATGAAGGCTTTTTCCAGACTGACTGTTACCGGCGCAAGCGGCGGCAAACTGACTGCTGGCTTGACTGAAACTGTTCCGAACTGGCCGGGCTGATTTAGTACTTTAAGGGGAGGGCGAAAGCTCTTCCCTTTTTTAATAATCAAGGAGGAATAGTTAAAATGTTTAACATTACCGATGTATGTAATATGGCGCTGGCTCATATCGCCAAAGGGCGTATAAGCAATATAGATGAGCAGTCGGAGTTGGCCAGACAGTGCAAACTGTTTTATGAGCCTACCCGCAAAGAGTTATTAAGAAGCTACACTTGGGGATTTGCAAAGCGCGTGAGCAAGCTTGCAGAACTTAGTATCGAATCTCCGTACTGGTCCCACGTTTACGCCTACCCCGAAAAGTGCCTTGCTGTGCGCAAGATATTTGACGCTGACACCGGCGCAATGATAAGGGCAGGCGAACAGCAGCAGGAAGAGTGGGACTTATATATGGCAAGTGACAACGTGCTTGGTATAGGCTGCAATATCCCTGCTGCGTGGCTTGAATATACCTATGATGTTGACGACGTGGAAATGTTTTCAAGTGATTTTTTGAGCGCGTTTACTCATATGTTGGCGTTTAATATCTGCGTACAACTGACCGGCAACAGCGGCTTGCAGCAGACGCAGTATCAGCTTGCAATGGCGGCATTACAGAAAGCGAAGTATACCACGGCAAGCGAAAAGAAAGAATTGCCGGACTATCCGAGCAAATATTTTGACGGGAGGGCGTAATTATGGCTAGTGGGTTAACACCTTATTATTTATTGCAGCCTGCGTTTACCGGCGGCGAAATCAGCGCCGAAGTTGCCAACCGCGTCGATTTAGATAAGTACCAATTTGCGGTGCTGCAAGCCTATAACTGCCTTATCAAGCCGCACGGCCCTATTTATCGCAGACCGGGCATGAAGTATATGGCACGAACGAAATATAACGATAAAGCGTGCATCCTGGTACCATTCAACGGCGCAGATAGCACCGACTATCTTTTGGAGCTTGGCGAGAAATATATAAGGGTGCATAAGAACGGACTTTATATAAACATAGAAGTTATGACACCGTACACGGCGGATATGCTGCAAGATTTGAGATTTGTTCAAAGCGCAGATACTATGTTTATCGCCAGCGGCAAATATCCCGTAAAACAGCTTGCCAGATATTCAGACACTGACTGGCGTTTTGCTGATTTTGAAATTACTGATATGTATTTTGACGAATCAACTACGCTTGAAAATTATAGCGGCATAAGCTATACGTCACCTGGAACTTATCTATTTCAACCGACTGTTACCGGTGAATACCAGATTGATATGTCTGGCGGCGGCGGTGGCGGCGGGGGTGCCGCCAAATACAGGAAGCGCGGCGAACATTCAAGTCATCTTGTATATATCCGCGGCGGCAATGGCGGCAACGGGGAGCGTATTATTAAGACTTTGACTTTAAACAAGGAAACGAGCTACACAATATCTGTCGGTGGCGGCGGCGCAGCGGGGATAAATGCAAGCAACTCTGCGCCTAGTGGAAGTAATGGTGCAAGCAGTACAGCGTTTGATATGATAGCAAAAGGCGGTGGCGGCGGCACTGGCGGCAGCAAAGGCGAACCGAATACTCCGGGAACAGATGGAACGAGCTATGGCAATGGGGCTGCCGGAGGGGCAGGCGGATACGGCAAAAGTGTTTTTGGCAGCAGCGAGACCCAACCAACAGCGGGTGCTAATGGCTGGGTAAAGATTTTATATACTGGCAACAAAGAATTAACACCTTCGGGAACACAAGGTGACATTACTTTAAAGAGCAATAAGAAGATTTTCGCTAGCAGCAAGCCTGGCGCGTATATCAAACTTAAACAAGAGATTGCAAGCAAGACTGTATCAACCAGCAACGGCACTACTGAAAGAGTGCGCGTAGGCGAAAATTGGAAGGTTATCAGTCACGGAACTTGGAGTGGCAGTTTTGCTATAGAAAAAAGCGACGATGGCGAAAGTTGGAAGGAATACAGAAAATATACATCTAAAGACGATTACAACCCGTCCGAAAGCGGCAGCGTAACAGAACCGGTATTTTTAAGGGCGGTATGTACTATCAGTAGCGGTACTTGTACTGTTGATTTAACAGCAATGGCCTACAATGCGGAAGGCGTTGTAAAGCTTACTGAAATCACCAGCGACAGCACGGCAAAAGCTCATGTTGAAAAAGAGTTAGGCTCAACAGATATGACTACTAACTTTTTATGGGGCGCATGGAGTGAAGAATTCGGATACCCGCAAACACTGTGCTTTTTCCAAGACAGATTATGTTTTGGCGGCACGAAGAAGCAGCCTTATATGGTGTGGATGAGTAGGACAGGTGACTACGGCAATTTCAGTGTAGAGAAAGCCAGCGGCACTGTTACCGACGATAGCGCAGTAGCACTTGCGTTTGTGAGCCGCAAGCAGTTTAAGATTTTACACTTGATAGCAAGCACCGATTTAATCGTCTTGACTGCGGGTAACGAATGGACAGTAAGCGGCAGCGATACTGTAACACCATCTAAAGCCGTTCCCAAAATGCAGACTACACGCGGATGCAGCACTGTTGAGCCGTTGATGATTGGCGGCAGAATCGTGTTTGTACAAGGACGTGGAAGCACTGTAAGGGATATGGCATATAGTTATGAAACAGACAGCTACGGCGGCAATGACTTAACATTGCTGGCAAAGCATATCATAGAGAATGTACAGATTGTCGACAGTGCATATAAGCAGGAACCCGACAGCACTATATACTTTGTAAGAAGTGACGGAACTATGGCTTGCTTATCCTACATCATGGAACAAAAGGTATATGCTTGGTCGACGATAGAAACGCAAGGCAAGATTGAAGCTGTGGCGGCAGTGCAGGAAGGCGACGAAGATATTATTTATCTTGTAGTACAGCGAGAGATAAACGGCGCAATAGTACGCAATATCGAATATCTGGCAAAGAATCCTGCAAAGAGCAATAACCCCGATGATTATATTATGCTTGATAATGCTATTGAGTACAGCACTGCTGAAAAGAGCAGCGGGGCTACGGAAATCGACGTGGCAGAGTTGGTAGGCGAAAAAGTTGCTGTTATCGGCGACGGAAGAGTGTATAGCGAACTGACTGTAAGTCAAGACGGCACTGTGACGCTTCCAGCGGCCGTACAACACGCTTTTATCGGCTTGCCCTATAGAAGTATCGTGGAACTGCCAAACGTCGAAATTAAGACGGGTGACGGCACTATGCAAGGACGCAAAAAGCAGATTAGTAATTGCATCCTGCGCTTAAGTAATTCTCTTGGCGGTATGGTCGGTCCGGATATAAATACTATGGACTTGATGAATTTCGATGAGCAGAACGCAGTGAGTGATATTAAATTATTTACCGGTGACAAGTATATGACTTTGCCTATTGGCGGCTTTAACAACGAAGGCAGAGTGATTATCGTTACGGATGAGCCATATCCTTTTAACTTGCTGGCGGTAGTGCGGGAGGTGTCTTTCGGTGGCTAAGAAGTGGACTGTTGAAATCCTTGATAATAAGTCAAAAGAAAATGTTGTGCCGTTGATTGAAGAACTTATGCAAGATATACGGCCGCATGATAAGGAAGATTTGGAAGCAAGCAGTGACCCGGTATTTGTCCTCATTGGTAGTATCAAGCTTGACGAAGAAACAAGGGTATACCGTGGTGAGGATGGCAAACTGCTTGCGATATTCGGCAAGGGCACTATGGAATGGGGCGCACCAGGGCGCGGAATCTGGATGGTAGGCACGAACGAACTTTACAATGGTTACACAAAGAGCCTGCTTTTCAAGGAAGCGAAAAGAGTGCTGAATGAATGGGTACGCAAGCATGGACTGCTGCACAATATCGTCTACGAGAAGAACCGCACTAGCATTAACTATTTAAGACACTTGGGAGCGGTATTTTTGGTAGAGCCTAAAACAGGTTGGGACGGCAAGAAATTTTATCAGTTTTATATTCCATATAGAGGGGAGTGAGCGTAATGGGTACACTTGGAATCTTAATGGGCCTGCAAACTGTCATGCAGTTAAGTGGCCAACATCAGCAGGCCAAACAGCAGGAGCAGGCATATAAAGCGCAGGCGCAGGCTGCACAGCAGAACGCGGCTATTATGAGCCGCCAACGTGAGCAGCAGGCAGAAGCGTATGCGCAGAAGCAAAGCCAACTCAACGATAGAATGAGGCTTGCAAGAGGGCAGGCGCTGGCGGCGGCCGGCAGCAGCGGCCTAACCGACAGCGGCAGTGTTGCTGATATTCTTTCAAGCAGCGAGGACGCTTACAAAAAAGACAGTATGAATCTGTTGCAAAATCAGCGTAATGATGCGTGGAGCACTTATGTAAACGAGGTTAATTATCGCAACCAGGCAAGCGCATATAATGCGGCGGCGAAGAACGCTAAAGCCAACGGCAAAATGCAGATGTTTAGTACGCTTGTAGGTGCGGCGGCGAACGCTTACTCTAAAGGTATGATTGGCGGCAGCAAGGGAACAACTACGGTAAGCAGTGACGATTGGTACGATGCTAACAGTGATTTCAATCTTCCTGCTAGCAATATGAACGGCTTCAATCTCTATAATCAAGCAAAGAAGAATAATCCGTTCATGGATAACGCAGGCTTTACTAAATGGAGCTGGTAAGGGAGGTACAGTATGAAGATTGCAGGTTATCAAGGCAGCGTCAATTTAGGTACCGGTGGCGGTGCGACTGTCAAGGTATCGAGTGACCTTAACGCTTATGGCAGCGGCGGCAAAGGACTTGCCGCTATTGCCGGTGCCGCCAACAAATGGGCGGTAGCAGTAGAAGCACAGCAGGAAGATGAGGACAAACAGTCCATTCTTAATGCTATGGATATATTTAATAAGAGCCGTTATAACATCATGTACAACGATGAAAGCGGCCTTATGAATACAAAGTTAGAAGGCACTGCCGGTGCAGGCGCAAGCTACACAGAGCAGATAAATAAAGCAAGGCAGGATGTATTAAGTAATACCAAATTGCACAGCCAAAAGAACCAGCTTGCATTAGACCATTTAATGTATCAGAGCGCACAGCAAGGCTTCCAGACTGTCGACCAATACGAGCAGAAGCAAAAAGAAGCAGTCACTGATTTGCGCTATGACAATAATATTCAGAACTCCTGCGAGTTTGTACAGAAGAACTGGAACAACCCGCAGGCGCTGCAAGATGAAATTATTCGTACACAGTTGCTGACAAGTGCTATATATGGCAAGCGTGGCGCAGAGTTTATCGAATCTAAGAGCAGAGCCAACATTGGGCAGGTGGTAGCAAGTGCCGTCGGTGCAAGCATCACCAACGAAGATTATGGCACTATGCGTAACATCATGGATAAGTACGGTAGTTATCTGACTGCCAATCAGCGAGCTGCTTTTGAGAAGGTGGCATACGATAAAGAGAGCAGCGCTTTTGAAAGAAATACCGCTAAAGATTTGTATGCTAAATATGGCGACAATGAAGAAGCGGTACGCAAAGAACTTGAAGGCATGAAAGGATTTAGCGGCGGCGAAAGCGGTAATGATTTTGAGAATTTGCTAACTTCTTTCGGTATTCAAGAGAGCGGCGGCAATTATAACGCCAAGAATGGCCGTACAGGCGCAAGCGGCAAATATCAGATTTTGCCTAGTAACTGGCCTAGCTGGAGTCAAGAAGCAGGCTTGCCAGCAGGTGCGGAAATGACACCGGAAAATCAAGAGATTGTAGCACGCTTTAAGTTAAAACAATACTATGATAAATACGGTGCAGCAGGTGCAGCGGTAGCATGGTATAGCGGAGAAACTAATGCACAACGCTGGGTGAGCGGTAAAACAACGGATGTATGGGGGAATACCTGGGACACACCGCAGCATGGGAATGAGCCTAGTATCAAAGAATATGCAGAGAGTGTTACCAACAGAGCGGGAAGTGTGCGCAGCACTCACAACATGAGCCAGGATGAGCAAGACCGCATTATGAAGCAGTACCGCACTATTAAAGCAGACCATGACAGAATAGAAACTTATAAGAAAAACAAACTTTTTGAAGGGATAAAAAATGAGATATTTGCTATGTTTGGTAACGGCACAAGCTATAGTGAAGCTATGGCGTGGGCTACTAACCAGGCAGGCAGTGACCCCGACAAGTATGTAACTTATCGCAATGCTGTTAATGCTATATATGGACCGCAAGGCAGAAGCGGTAGCGGTGGAAGCAGTAACGGAAAACTTGATGACGATGCAATAGGCGTACTGGAAGATATGCTGCAAGAAGGCAAGTTTTCTAGCATTGACCAATTCTTGGCATACGCTGCTAACAAAGGTGCATCATCTGCGCAGCGTGGGAAGTTAGAAAAAATATACAAAGATTGGTATAGCGGTACAGGCGAATTTGCTTTTGATATGGAAGGCCTTGTGCAACAAGTCGCAGGTAAAAATGCTGATGCACTGTACAAGAAGAAAATCCAAAACTATGGGCGGCAATGGGTACGCGCTTATCGCGTAAAAAATCACGGCATGAATCCGGGTGAAACGGAGTTGTTGGAAGCCTTGCAAAACTGCGTAACTACTAAGGTTTACGGCAGCTATGTTACCGAAAAACATTCATTCTGGTTTGACAGTACAGAAGATATAAAAGCAAGTGACGCAGATTTGATTGCACGTGGTATCGCAAGCGTAAATAAAACCGGGGATGATTGGTACGATGTTAAATGGTTGGATGGCACATCGGGCAAAATAAACGGTGCATATCTGGCAAAGTTACTGAAAGGAGATTACTAAATGGCTAATGAACCTTTAGACGAATTCGACCGCAGATTAAAGGCAAAAAAGGAATATGTTAATTATGGCTTTATTGCTGATATTGACAGCGGCTTGTCACCTGCTGAAACTCTAGGCTTTTATGACCTGCAAAAAATGAGTGACGATGAATACAACAAGTTTTCGCAGGCAGTAAAAAGCAATAGCTCACCGACGATTGATACTAGCAGTATTATCAACGACGATAAGCCGGGCATAGGCACTGCCGTAATGAACGGCCTTAAAGGTTCGGTGCGTGGCTTATTCGGTGCGGCTAAAGCGGCCGTTGACGCTAATATTGAAGCTCATAAGGGTGACAAGAATGTTGTTAAAGAGTATGACCAATCAGAGAACATCAGCAAGGCTTTAGGCTATGTCACCGATGAGATTTTGAAGCGCGAAGAAGTTAAGGCTGATACGGCGGCTGGGCAACTTGGTTATGATTTGGCCGAAAACGGTATTCAGCTTTTAGTACAGCTTGCACTGACTAAAGGCGCAGGCGCTGCCGGTGCAGGAATGAAAACTGTACACGCTATCAGTATGCTTTACAATGGTGCAAACATCAGCGGTGAACAATATCTGCGACTGCGCAAAGAAGGCGTAAACGCAAGCAGAGCGGCAGAAGCAGGCTTGATGAACGCTGTGCCGCAGGCGGTATTGGAAGAACTGCCGCTTGGCAGACTGCTAAAGAAGATGCCAGCCGGTAGCGGTCTGAAAGCTAAGATTTGGGAAGTCACTAAACGCGGCCTTGAAGAAGGCGTTACCGAAGCATTGCAGGAATTCCCGGAACAGGCGACGGACTTATGGGCAAAGAACCCAGGTGCAAGTACTGCAAAACTTGCGGAAATGTGGGGTGAGAACTGGCAGCAGAATTTGAAGGAAGCAGGCTATAGCGGCCTTATCGGCGGTATCCTTGGCGGTACAGTCAGTGGCGTAAGCGTTGCCGTTGACAGTGCCGTTGAGCACGTAGCCTTGAAAGCGAACGAAGAACGCAAGGCAAAGTTAGTAGCAGACGCTGAACGAATCAAAGAAACAGGCATTAACCCCGAATACGCAGGAGCAAGCATTGACGCTATTAATGCTAACGTAGAGGATAATACTGTTACTGTATCAGCGCAGGATTTAGAAGGCTACAAGCAGACTAGCAATAACAATAAACTTTTTGACGAGTTAGGTGTGACGGCGGAAGAAGTGGCAACTGCGGCGGAGCTGGGGCAGGATATAGATATTAGCCGTGGCAAGTTTACGGCGGCTATGGCTAAGGACAATGCACTGTTTGAGGCTACAAAAGACAATATGTATTTTGACAGCAACGGCGAATTGTCGGACGGCGGCGCAAAGACACGTAAGGAATTGCGAGAAGGCTATAACTTAACCAGGCAAGCAAGTACGGAGCTTGACGCAGAACTTGACGCTATTGTTGACAGCGCTACTAAAGCCGGTATGAATAAATCTCATGCTGGCAATTTGCGCTTAGTGCTGGAGAGCCGCGCACTTATTGCAGACCCCGAAAATCCTGCTGCATGGCTGCAAAAGAATAAGCTGCGCTTTGAAGATGGCGGCAAAGCTAAACAAAAGAATGGCTGGTTTAGCAAGGGAGGAGTGCTTAAAAAAGAGCAATTCTATACTACTAATATTACCGGAAATGAGATGGGACACTATTCAGATTTGAAGAGCTTGCAGAAAAAGGCTTTTGCATGGTATAGGGACAACTTGCAAGGCACGAGCGTTCATAATGGTGTATTGGGTGATATTAGAATAGATAAAGGGTATCAAGAAAATAATATTAAATTTGGCGCAAGTGGCAGAAAGAAAATGGAACACACTTCCGCTAAAAAAGAAAAACTTTTTGCATTGCGCTATTTACGTGAAATTATGGAGAATGGTAATTTCGTTACAGAATCTGCGCCGCAAAAAGAAAAACATTCAGACGAGAATTTTTATTATATTCATTCTGCACTGAATGTTAATGGTGAAAAACGTTATGTAGTTGTTACAGTAAGAGAACATAATGATAAATCATTATCATATTATAATCATAATGTTTTTAACGAAAGTGAGTATAAAAAAATAGAGGACGCGTTCAAGCCCTCGGGTTCCGAGCAATTCAAGGCTCAGCCCAGTATCTCAAACAAAACGTCCTCTTTTGCTGATAGTGTATCACAAAAAGCAGATAATTACAAGCAACAAAAAATTGTCAATGGTACACTGAAAGATAAAGGCATGATTTCCCCAATGGATGATGGTACTTATGTTATCACGCTTTTTAAAGGTGCAGACGCAAGCACAGTTATCCATGAAACAGGACACTACTTTGCAGAAACTATGATTAACGAAGCACTTGCAGACCCCAGCAATGCAAGACTAAATGCTGATGCAAAAAAACTCATGGAGTATGCAGGCATTGATGCTGAAACATGGGCAAGCGGTGACGTTGAAGCAAAGAGAGCCGGGCATGAAAAACTGGCAGAAGCATTTGAAACCTACATCATGGAAGGCAAAGCGCCTAGTGTTGGCTTGCGCGGAGTGTTCCAGAGATTCGCTAATTGGTTATCAGCTATTTATAGCAAGATAGCAAGAAGCGACAATGCGGCAGAGCTGACACCGGAAGTGCGGCAAGTGTTTGACAGGATGCTGGCTTGCCGTGAAGAGATTGAAGTTATGGCACGCATGGAAGGTATGTTTGGTGGCTTGCCGGAGAATATAACATCCAAGTTATCAGACCAAAATAAAAAAGCCTTGCAAGATAAAATCTTGAAGGCTAAAGACAAGGCCGTGGATATTCTGACAAGACGTGCAATGGCTGATTTCAGCGCGAAGCGCAGAGCTGAAAAGGCTGCTTTCATCGAAGAAATACGGCCGCAGATTGAAGAAGCGGTAGCACGTGAGCTTGTCAATCGTGCAAGAGTGCAAGTCGGGCAGGAATTCGGGAAAGAATCAAAACTTGCTAATCCTGCGATTATTGCAAGAAAATACAGACACGTTTTGGGAAGCGTACTGCCAAACTATAATGATATGCTGAACGATACCAACGCCAGCATTGACGATATACTTAATCCGATAGTTGAGTATCTTCAAACGGAAGTCGACACATACGGCACACTTTCTAAAGAGCGTGTTGCAAACGCCGAAGATATGTTGATTGCTATGTTCAGCAAGTCAAGACAGAAAACTGTTACCAATCCTACATTCGTTGTTGATGAACACGGCATGGCTCATGCTAACTTCAAGCAAAAAATCAACGAATGGGAAACAATCGAAGCTAATCCGCGTAGACTTGCAAGAAAATACATTTATGGCAATGAACGCATAAACTATAATGAACTATTAAAAGATACAAACGGAGCTGTTGATGATATTTTGAATCCTATTGCTGACAGAATAGAAAGTGAGCTTGCGGAATATCAAGATACAGTCAAGAGTGAGCGTGCGTTTTTCATCAATGGTAAGTGGGGCTACTTTGCCGCAACCAATAGAACGGAAGGCAAGTATGCAAACGATTTTGCAGGCATACCGGACCAGAGCGCAGTCTTGGTTGATTTTGGTGAGATAGGCAAGGATGGAAAACGTCATTGGACTAAGCGAGCTTTAGAGCAAGCGGATATTGAAGGCCTTGTATTCCATGAAGCAGGTGATAGTATTCGTAATGTCAACTGGGTATCAAGATACGTTCATGACTACGGTGGCAGCGTAAGCGACTTGACCAGTAAAAAAGGACGCAGAAGAATTGCCAAAAAGATTGCAAGGGGCGAAGATATAGCGGATTACTACGATTTACGTAGTACCGGCTTAGACTATAGCGACGCTGAAATTAAGGCAGACTTTAAGCATATTGTCGATGAGCTGGACAGACTGCAAACCTTGAAACATAGACTTGAAACAGACCCTGAAGGTGTCGACCTGGTAAAAGAAAGTAAGCGCAACCAATTATCGCAGGAGCAAAAAGAACTCTTTGACCAGATAGCAGAAGAAAACGGCTATGCCAGCGGTTACGAAATGGCCAGGGAGATTGTCGAAGGTTACACCGTCAATGAGAATGAAGGTAGCGACGTGCAGGATAACTGGGCGAGAAACTACATTCGCAACGGCGGTGACAGAGCAAAACTCAAAAGCGAAGAAGGCTTGAAAGAGATTGCCGAAACGTTGGTAGAGGGTGAACAACTTACGGAGCTTAACGAGCTTAAAGCCTTGAAGCATGAGCTTGAAACTAATCCGGATAAAGTCGACCTTGTGGAGATGAGCAAAAAGCGTGCCTTGTCTAACGAGCAGAGAGAACTGTTTGACTGGGTGGCTGACAGCTTAGGCTATGACAGCGGCGATGCTATGGCGCAGGATATTTTAACTTCACCGAGCGAAAGAGCTATGGTACGTCAAGAGATTGACAAGGCTGTGAACCGCAGATTCCCAGACTTCATGCAGGAGCGTGAGCAGGCAAGAGAAGCGGCAAGGGAAGCACTCTATAATGACGAAAGCGGCGAAGTAGTTGCACTTGAACAGCAGCTTATTGATGAGGCACTAAACGAAATAAGCGACAAGGATATTAAGCAAAAAGAGCGTGAGAATATTGCTAAAGTACGGAAGCAGAACGCAGATAATTTTGCTAAACGCTATATTCAGACTTTGCCAGCAGGCGAGGTTATGAAGCCGAGAAGATTTGCTATGGCAGAACGCAGAGCGGCAGCTAATGCAAACAAGGCTGCGAAAGCTGGTCTTTTGGAAGAAGCGGCTATGTATAAGCAACAGCAGATGATTAATCACGCTTTGTATCGTGAAGCAGTCAAGGCAAAACATCAGATTGAAAGCGCAAGAAAGTACGTCAAAAAGCAGATGCACAGCAAGAAAGAAGTGTGGGGAACAGAGCAGCACTTCTTCCAAATGTGCGCATTGCTGGAGCGTATGGGCTATCACCGCAAGGACTTTAACACCAACGGCAGAGAAGTGCAGCCGCTTAGCGATTACATTGCAGAGATGCAGGCAAAGTACGGTGACGAAATTATTTCTATGCCGGAGTTTGTTCTGAACCCGAATAATGATTTGACCAATGCGCCGCAGCTTAGCCTTGCGAACTATATGGACGTTATCGACGCGCTGAAAAACATTCGTGCTATTGCAAAGCAGGATACGCAGATGAACAAAATCGCCGCCGGTGAAGCCTTTGAACAGGTTAAGGCTGATACGATAGCGCACCTGCAAGAATTGCCGGTAGAGTACGAGGCGGAGATTGGCAGCGACAGTAAAAAGAGCCTGCGTAAGCGAATTATTGACTGGCCTAAAAATATCATAGCTACACTGCGTAACGCTGATAACTTCTTCTTGATGATGGATAATTGGACGGAAGGTTATTTTACTAGGGAGTTTTACAACAAAATCAACCATTGTGCAGATATGGAAAGCACGATGCTTGAAAGTTACCAGAACGAGCTTATAGATGCTTTGCAGAAATGGGAGCCAGATAAGAAAACAGGTATTGCGCATGATACAAGAATTTATTACGAGGAGCTTGGCGGTAGCGCAGATAAGCATGCTTTGATTGCTATGCTGTGCAACCTGGGCAGCGACAGCAACGCCGCAAGGCTGTGTTCGCAAAAACCGGTAGGCGTAAAGAATTCTGACATATGGGTGGAAGAATCGGAGCTTATAGGCAGAGAAGAAGCAATGCTGCAAACCAAACAAAACCTTATAGAGTTTTTGTGCAAGCATCTGACTAAAACAGATATTGCCTATGCGCAGGCGCGTATCAATGCAGCAAGTAAATTCTGGCCTATGCTGGCAGAAGTCAACCGCAGAACAAAAGGCTTTGAGCCGCCGAAGATTGAAGCGTCGCCGTTGGTGATGAAGCTTGCAAGCGGCGAAAGCGTTGTATTTGACGGTGGCTACTTCCCGTTGGAACGCGATATACGCACCGGCAGTATGCCCGGTAAATTCGACAGAATCGACAGTACCGAAGAAGGCAGCAGACCTCCGCAGCGGACTTTGGCTACAGATACTAGCGCAAGTAAAGCGCGTACTGGCGGCAAGTATCCCGTCGACTTATCGCGCGGCAGTGAGGTTACGGCGGTGAAAAAATACATTCACGATATTTGTTATCGTGAAACAATGCTTGATTTCAGAAAGATACTGAACGATGAGGATATTTACCGCAACATGGTTGAGCGTTTAGGCGATACCAACGTAAGACTTTTTAGAGAGTTTTTGCAGGCTTGCGCTAACCCATACGGCAATAAGACAGCGTACATGGCAGAAAAGACATTTACAAAGATTGCCAACGCTTTACGTAATGCCACAATGAATATGGCTATTATGTTTAACTTTAAAGCGGCAATGCAGAACACTACTAACATATTTCTTTATGGTAATAGCACAGAAGGCTTTACTCATGCCGACGCTTTCAGAGCTTTACTTCGCAGCTTTACAGGTGAAGGCAGAGCAGAAGTAGACGCTATTTGTGCAAAAAGCGCTTTTATGCGTGAGCGTTCGCAAGCGCCAGACATTACGTTAAGGGATATTCAGAAGCGTTCTGACCTTGACCCGATTGAGAAAAAGACGCTGAAATATGGCGCATTGCTTTTAGGCTACACTGACATGATGACTGCAAAGCCGGTATTTGCAGAAGCATACATGAAGAAAATCAACGAAGGCAAGACAGAGCAGGAAGCACTAGACTTTGCGAATACTGTTATTCGCCGCACGTTAGGCAGCAGCCGTATTCACGATGTATCAAGCCTGCAACGTAGCAGCGGCTTATTCAGAGTGTTTACGATGTTCCAGGGATTTTTCAATACGCAGTTTAACCAATGGGACAGAGAGGCACATATTGTAAAAAGGTTATGGAATAGCGGCGAGAAAAAAGAAATGGCTGAACGGCTGATTGCTTTTGTTGGTGCCAAATTTCTCAGCGTGTGCTTCCTGAACGTGGCTATAGCAGAGCTTTCCTTAACCGCTCCTTTTGAGAAAGACGAGGACGGTTATCGCAAATTGTCAAAAGAGCTTATCAACTACCCGTTGTCTATGGGCGGCCCCGTTGTGCAAGCGGCGAATGTTGGCGTGCAAACCTTGCTAGGTATGAGAAACTACGGCTACAGATTGACAGCGGTGCAAGGTTTGATGGACAAAGGCTTTACAGTTATAAGACGTGCAGGCAAAGTTGCCCGAGGCGAAGAAGGTCCGGGTGAACTAGCAGAGCAGGCGGCGTATGTTTTTGGCGCATGGCGCGGCGTTCCTGCTGGTATCGTCAATATCCTATTCAATAGCCTAGATATTGCTGAGGATAATATGGACTTTGAACTGCAAGACTTGATTAAGCGTCGCCCACGTTCCGAACGTAAACACGAGCAGTAGCTTATGGTAAAGAAGTAGTAAAATAAAAAAATCTGGCAGTGTAAAAACTGCCAGATTTAAAATGAATATGCTGGTTTATTTTCTTTTGCGTGATATTGATTCGGCTATTTCTGAGCCTGCGCCAAAAACGAGCGTCGCGATTACAGAGAGAATGGCGAGCATTGCTTCAAGCGTGAGATATTGCAGCACAGTTGTGTACCACGTTTCAGCGAAGATGAACCCTGCTATAATGGCGATAGGCACGCAGACCACGAGTGGAAAGCCCATAAACAATGATAAAGAAAAAATGAATGTGGCTATGCCGTTATCGTGAAACAGAAACGCTGCTCCCGGCGCTACGCTCGTGATGATTGCAGCGAGTAAGTGAAAGCCAAACCAAATTAGTACAAGCATGATAAGCATAAAAAGTATAGGCATATAAAGCACTCCTTTCTTTGCATTATAGTATATCGCAATCGCTATAAAATGTACATAAGAATTTCACAAATGCTCATTGCTAAAGTTAGCAAAATTGTGTGCTAAAATTAAAGAAAGTAAATCATTTAATGTCTATCTAATTTTTAGATAGACATTTTCTTTTTATGAATAAACGAAAGGGGTTGCTATTATGCTTACTCATGTTGACAACAGAATCACATATAGTGGCAACGGAAATGCAACAGAGTTTGCGTATCAGTTTAAAATTTTAGACCGAACGGACATAAAAGTTTTATTGACTGACGCAGACGGCAAAGAAAAGCTGCTGACTAAAGATTATTACGTTGATGTTGAAAAGAATGTTGTACGTTATCCAGGTTATGCAGTCGGCGCAGAAGTGCCGGAGAGTGAACGGCCGCCGGTGTTGCCGACATGTTGGAAACTGACGATTTATAGGGAAGTGCCGGTAACGCAGGAAACGGATTTGCCAGACCAATATCCTTTTAACCAGGTTGAAGATATTGGCGATAAACTGACGATGATTGCGCAACAGCTTACCGACGTTACCGGTAGAAGTTTGAAAATCGGTGTAAGTACAAGCGCTGATATTGATACTACAATTCCGTGGGAGAACGGCAAAAGCTTTAGAATTAGTGACGATGGAAAAACTCTTGAATTGTCGGAAGACCCGGCAAAGGTTTTGCCATTGGCGCAAGGTGTTTACGCGCAGACTCAAGCACAAGCACAGAGTGCCGCTGCAAGCGCAACTGCGGCAGCAAAGAGTGAAGATAGTGCATTCGAATCAGCAGGCGTAGCAGGTAACAGCGCACAGTACGCGAGCTTATCTGCTGCAAGCGCTGCTGAAAATGCGGAGCTGACGAGTGGTTATAAGCAGGAGGCATTAACCGCCAAGGCTGACGCTACGGCATCTGCAACCAACGCAAAGGCAAGCGAAGCCAATGCCAAAATTAGCGAAAACAACGCAGAAGCCAGCAAGGAAGCGGCACAGTCTGCTGCTACTACTGCTAGTAACTTTGCAAACGCTTCAAGAAGTAGTGCAAACGAAGCACGAACTTACAGGGACAATGCTAAGAATTATAGTGAAAATGTTAATGTATTTATTCCTAGTGTGTCCTCTGCTGGTGTGTTAAGCTGGACGAATAAAGCTGGTCTGACCAATCCTGCAAGTGTGAACATCAAGGGTGCAAAAGGTGATACAGGTACTGCTGCGTCTATCACGATTGGTAGCGTGACTACAGGGGCAGCAGGTAGTAATGCAAGCGTTACCAATAGTGGTACTGCTAGTAATGCTGTGTTGAACTTTATGTTGCCCAGAGGTAAAGATGGCAAAGATGGTGGCATTACTGTTGATGCAGCACTTAGCGATACCTCTATCAACCCTGTGCAGAATAAAGTTGTAAAAGCTGCTATTGATTCCGTTGCTGCTAGTGTGCCTACTAAAGTATCTGACCTGCCAAACGATGCAGGTTATTTGACACAGCATCAATCGCTTGCTGATTACGCTAAAACGTCGGTGGCTAACACTTGGACAGCAGCGCAGACGTTAAACTTTTTGTCGGTATATTACGAAAAGTATCCTATATACATCGTAACAGGTACGAATGATACGCCGATTATATCTGCAATGATGTATAAGGCAACTAATAATTTCACACTTGATTTAGGTGCTTTGGCAATGAAAGTTGATAAGTCACAAATCTCTGTATTTAGTGCGTACTTTACAGCGGATGCAGACTATGCATTGACTATCACTAACTGTGGAACTGTTAAGTATATAGGGTCTGCATCTGATGTAGCTATTACAAGCTCCGGTTTGCTTTTAAACATTATGATGGTAAAAGATGCCAGCAATAATCTGACCAGCATCGTGCAAGCTAATAAGTTATCGTAGAGGTGGTAATATGGGCTTAAACAGAATGATGATGAAAAATGGTGAGGTAAAGGTTGAAGATGGTCGCAAGTATTGGACTTGGAATGACGCAAATAATAAAACAATTTCTTTTACTGTTCCACCGGGGATTAAGAGAATCAAAGTAACATCGTCTATTGATGGGGGTGAGGGTGACCCCGATTTATCCAACTATGCTAACATAAAGAATACATCAACCAATAAAGTTTGGGGTGAGGGTTGGTTTCATACTACCCCTGAGGGTGAAGTCGACGATGCCGCAGATATTGATTCCATTGTAGGTGTAACACCCAATAAAACTTATAGATTGCTGTTTAATTGCTATTATACAAGTGGTGTGACTTTTTCATGGGGCAAAGCAATAAATGACATGAAACCTACAGTTGAAGATTATTAAGCAAAGGAGGAACAAAATGCAGACAAAATATAAATACAAAGACAAAACATATACTCACACCTATCCTCTTTCCGAAGCCTTAGGTAAAGAAGGTATCTTTATCCCCCTGTCTATCTCTGAAGATGCCCTTAAAGACTTAGGGGTCGAAGTGACACACGAGGAAGAGCCGATTGAGTATCTCAAAGAACGCAAAATCGAAACTTTAAAGATGCAACGTGATGAAGCAGAGGTTGAGCCTATTATCTATCAAGGTTACTCTTTTGATTATGATGACAAAGCAAGAGAGCGTATCAACGCTGCCATAATTGCTCTTGAAGTCACAGGTACTTCTGCCACCCTTACATGGACTACGGCAGACAATCAAGATGTGAAAGTAACTGCATCTGACCTGCGTGCTATCATTGCACAGGTGGCATTGAGAAGCGACAAGCTCCACACAGCTTATAGAAAAGCTAAAGAAAAAGTGGAAGCTGCTATAACTAAAGCAGAAGTTGAAAATGTTGTATTAAAAGTTTAAATATCAGCAACAAAATAAATAGGAATGAGGTGTTTTATGATTGAATCAACTGTACAAACTGTAATAAACATTATTGCTGGCGCTATTATTTCCTATCTTTTTGCTTTGTATCGTGCAAAGAAAAAAGAAAACAATGCCTTAAAGGCAGGCTTGCAAGCTTTGCTCCGTGACAGAATTATCCAGGCGTACAACCATTACTGCGACGATAAGAAGTGGATTCCCATTTACGCTTTAGAAAGCATCAACGCATGCTTTAGAAGCTATGAAGCTCTCGGAGAAAATGGTGTTATTAACGGCTTAATGGAACAGCTTAACGACTTGCCGAACTATGAGCCGCATCAGAAAGGATAAGAAATGAAGAAGCTATTAAATATGCTAAAAAAGGACGAGAATACGCTTAGTATCGGCAGACTATGCGCTGTGCTGGCGTTCGTCTTGTTCTGTGTAATTTCTCTTTACCTTGCGTTTTTTGTAAAAACGTGGGGCAACTATGAAGCCTTTGCTATGGCTTGCGTATCTTTCATGCTGGCACAGCTTGGCAACAAGTACGTTGAAACAAAAGCTATGAAAGTAAAGAGTGAAGAGTAAACAACTTAACAAATAACTAAAATGTGAAATCAAGAAGTGAATTTAAAGGAGTGATAATAATGATTATTACAGGTATGGCACATTTTGAATCCGTATGTAAAAACAAATTAGTGGAGTGGTATAACCAACCTGCCAACATCCAACATGGACCGAATGACGTTCAGCCTATTACATTAGAGAACGTGTTTGTAGTCTGGGCATGTAAAACGCTGCAGAATTACAAGGCGTTGTTATCAACGACCGTTAGCGGTGACGGTATTTATGCGGAATATACATACAACGGCGATAAGCAAGAAATGTACGAAGACGTGTACAAGAAGGCGTCCAATCGCTGCTTAAAAAGTGAGTGAGGTGATAGCTATGGACTGGAACAAAAGCCTTGCGAGAGAAATCGCAAAAGGCATTATCGCAACAGGCGTTGAAGGCGGCTATGACAGCGTAGCAAAGTCTACCGCCTATGCGTATCCGTCAATCGGTGTCAGCCAATGGGAGGGCAACAGAGCTGATGAGCTTTTGAGAGCTATTCCCGGCGGTGAAGAATTTGTCGGCAGAACCTACATTGATATTAAGGCAAGTGGCGAATTGCCGATGCTGAAAGAGCTTTTGAGAAGCGACGCAGGACAGCAGGCGCAGTTAGAACAGTTGTCACGTGACTGCCTGCAATATGTCGAGGTGCTTCAACAGGTGCCAACGTTGGATGATACACGCTGCCTTATTTATGCTGGCATGTGGTGTCCGACTAGCACTTATGTTGTAAAGCGTTTCCTGGAGAATCGTTTTGAGCGCGTCAACCTGCGTAGTCTGGAGGCGCTTTACAAGCTGTTTAAGAATTACTATTGGATTGCTGCCGATGTTGGTGAGATGTATAGAGCAGGTTACGCCAATAGAGCGGAAGCTACGTATCAGTATGTTGCTGGCATTGACTTAACAACACCGTATGGCGTACCTGCGTATGGCTTTGCTGGTAATGGAAGATAAGGAGGTGAAATCATGGAAGAATTAAAAGCTTTTGTTGCTGACAAGAAATTTTTAGTAGGCCTTGTTTTAGGCTTTACTCTCGGTGCGTTGCATCATTACTTTGCTCTCTAATCTGAATATCTAACTACAAGAAGGCGCAAATTGCACAAAAATACTTCGCCTATGAGTGCTTTGAAATTAGCACCGCTTACGATTTATCGTGCGGCGAGCTAAAGCCGCTTGTAGGCGAAGTTTGTGCGTCTGACGCGATTTATAATGTTTTGCAAATATAGGTATTTATATGAGGTAATAATGAAAGATGAAACAAGACGTAAGATTGATAAAGCTGTTAAGATTAGTCTTATTGTTGCTGGTCTTTTGCTTATCTGTAATGACGTGTACTGGCGTTGGCACGGCGGAAGCGGCACCCAAGCAAATAACGCTGTCAATCGAACAGTGGAATCAATTCAAAAATCAAACAAATCTGCTGGAAGCGAAATTGAATCTAGCAGACGAGAAATTGAAACAGCAGAAAAACACGTCAACAGAACTGCTGACGCAATTAAGCGAAGCGAAGAAACAGCTCGCTCTAACGCAAGAAGTACTGACGAACTCCAAGCGCTCATTGATGAGTGCAAAGGAATCGTTGAAGCGCAGCGAAGCATTATACAAGAAGTTGACAGAGCAAATGGAATACGACCGAAAGCGGGCGAACAGAATTAAAAATCAGCGGAATATTTATGCAGGTACTGCGTTATTCTTCTTGCTTTATGCAGCTGCAAAATAAAATTATTGGATGGTGTTACGATGGATGAAAAGGAACAATTACCGGCAGGCATTATTACAATGTTATTAAAAGGTTATGTAGAAACTATTGCTTTCCAAAGAAAGATAATCTGTGCCGCTTTGTTTGGATGGGCGGCAACAGCTATAGCTTTTATTTATTTAGGTAGGTGACAAGAAATGAACATACTGCTGAAGAACACGCGGGATTGGTTACAAGCTTCAACGCGCCGTTCTTTCAGCGCGGTATTAGAAGAAGCAAAGATAACACCACGGCAGGTAGAAATTTGCGAACTGAAATTTGTAAAAGGTATGACTAATTATCAAATTGCAGCGGAGCTGAATGTATCTGTTAAAACGGTAGATAAGGAATTGAATACTGCGTACAAGCAAATAACAAATGTATTATCATTCCTTTAAATGCAGGAGCCGCCTTTTAGGGCGGTTCTTTTTTTGTGGGGAATTTGTAGGGATTGTTTTGCTGAAAATCAGCTAAACTATAAGTGAGGTGATAAGTATGTACGGACAATATAACCCTTATATGGGCGCAACACCGCAGATGCAGCAACGGCTGAATTATTTACAGCAACAACAGCAGATGTATCAGCCAACCATGCAGCAGCCTATGCCTATGGCATTAAAAGGCAGAATTGTTACCGGCATGGATGAAGCAAAGGCAGCTCAAATTGACCTGGACGGAACGAGCACCTTCTTCCCGTGTCCTGCGGAAGGTAAGATTTATGAAAAACTTATAGGCTTGGACGGCTTACCAATTTTCAGAGTATACCAAATTAACAATTCGCAGAAGCAGCCTGCATATGCTGAACAAAATATTGTAGATAGATTAGTAGAACGTGTGGACAGATTGGAAAAGCAGATTGGAGGAATGAACCATGAACCCGATGCAGATAATGGCAATGTTACAGAACAGCGGTAATCCTATGATGATGCTTGCACAATTAGCACAGCAGAATCCTATGATGAGCCGTGCTATGCAAATGGGGCAAGGAAAGAATGAAATGCAGTTAAAAGAAACTGTACGTAACCTTGCAAGGCAACGCGGCATGAGTGACGAACAGTTTACTCAGTTTTTAAGTCAATTCGGTTTAAAGCTCTAATAGCGCGCAATGAGCTTTACATATAATTCCTGGAGGTGAAATTTTATCATGGAAGGTGCAAACATTGTTCCGGTAATGGACATGAATCGAAACAACAATTACGGTGACTGCTGGGGCGGCGGTATGTGGTTTATGTGGATTATTGTCCTGTTTGCTCTTATGGGCGGCTGGGGCGGTAATTGGAACAACCGCGGCAATATGGGTGCAGAAATTTTCGCTAATGGCAGTATGACGCGCGACCAAATCGCAGACCAATTTTCTATGCAGGATATTAAAGACGGCATTCGCGGCGTTCAGAACGGCTTGTGCGACGGCTTCTACGCTCAGAACAGCACTATGCTGAATGGTTTTAACGGTGTGCAACGTGACATTATGCAGACCGGTTATCAGTTAGGCAGTCAGCTTTCCGAAAATCGTTTTGCTCAACAGCAGTGCTGCTGCGAAACTAACAGAAATATTGACGCAGTGCGCTATGAGAACGCGCGTAATACCTGCGATATTGTCAACGCAGTAAAAGAGGACGGCGAAAAGACCAGGGCAGTTCTGATTGCCAACCAAATTCAAGACCTGCGCGACAAACTTGCAGACCGCGACCGCGACTTGCAGACCGCCAACTTCCAATTAAGTCAGCAAGCGCAGAGTGCTGCTCTCATCGGCACGCTGAGACCTTACCCGCAACCTGCTTATATTACGAATAGCCCGTATCAAAGCATTGCTGCTAACGTAGCAGGTGCTTGTGGCTGTACTTATAACGCAGGCTGAAAATAATAAGTTATGTGCATTAACTGCACTGTGTTAGGGACGGTGCAAACCGTCCCTATTGCTTTAATAAAAGAGGTGAAAACAAATGATTTGCAATCAGAAATCCGCATTAACAACTGTTGCAACGGCGGCGCAGACTGTAACAGCGAACGGCTTTGTCGGCTTCCCAACTAACAATCTTCTGACTGGTGTATCTATTAAGCATCCGGCAGGAAGTACAAGCGTTAACCTTATCCAGGGGCTTTACCTTGTGACTTTGAATGCTGATATTACACCGACTGCGGCGGGTGATATTGGCTTGAATCTTCTTCGTAATGGTGTAGCAGTACCGGGAGCAGAAGCAACAGTGACAGGCGCAACAGGTGACACTTATAATATCTCCTTTGCTACATTGCTTAGAGTATTGCCTAGCTGCTGCGTGATTGATAACAATGCTGCATTGCAGGTGCAGGCTACGGCGGCAGGCACTATCAGCAATGTATCTTTGAGCGTTGTAAAAATGGCGTAAGGGGGGTGACGTTATGCACAAACTAAAGAAATATTGGGAGAAGGTAAGCGCCGACCCAGTAAAGATAGAAGAGATGGAAGAAATAGTTTGTGAAGCGTTAGAAGAAGTGCGTGGCCGTTGCCCTCGGTTATTTTGGGATACTGCATATAAACTGCATTGTGTAGCTTATGGCCCGCATTTTGATGAGCATCTAGCGAAGAAAGCTGTCGCCGGGATGAAGAATGTTGACGGCACGTGCGGTGAGCATTGGACATATGAGCAGACAAGTCAGCTCGCAGACCAGCAAGGCATAACACAAAAAGCTGATTGGTACTATGTCATGAATATGCTCTACTCCGACTACTCCGAGATTTACGGCAGCGACATCAATATGTATATCCGTGTAGCAAAAGCCTATATGCGTGACCCTGACGCACCGGAAGGCAAGGTCTTTGACTTGTGGCTTGCGCAGATGGAAGCCTAACTGTAAGCCTTAAAGCGATATGAGCACATATAAAGTACATATAGCATGTAACAGGTATGTAACAAATAGCGTAAATAATGGCTTGAAATAAGGGTATTCA